TCTTTTTCTTCTTTGACATTTAAATCTCTAACTTCTTCTACAGTAGATAATGCTTTAAACATTCCTTTAAGATCTTGACCACCATCTGCAACATATCTTGCTGCAATTTGTAATTCTTCAGGTAAACTATCAAAAAACTGTTTTGGAGTTTCTCTCCTTACTGCATTTGCTTTTTCATCTAGATTAGCTTGAATTAATTCTTGCCAATCTTTTGCAGAGTAGTCCTCTAAATCTTTTCCATCGTCAAAAGCTAATATTTTTTCATCATCAATTAACTTCTTAAATACATCACTAACCCCTGTGATTGCTTTTCTACCTCTCTTTTTAGGTTCTTCTTCATCTGTTTCTTCTGAATTATCACCAAAGATGTCATCAATTACTTCTTTAGTAACTTCTTTAGATTTTGCAGCAACTTTAGTACTAGTTTCTTCAACTATTTCTTCAATAGTTTCATCAACAATTTCTTCTGCAGGTTTATCTACAAAAGACATGTCTATATCTTTTTTTCTGCTAAATACATTAGGTTTTTTTTCTTCTTCAGGAAGTGTTACAGAATCTCCTCCTGGTGCACCATTAAAGATTTCATCAAGGTTAACCTCAACTTTTTGCTTGTTTGTTTCTACTGTTTTTGTTTCTTCAGTCATAACTATTTGGTTTTATGTTATTACTAGCTATTAGTGTTATATATATAATATACTAAGATTATTTTGAATAAACCTTAAAAATTTTAAAAAGTGATAAAATTTTTTGCAGTATATAGCTATCTATACTATTTCTTTTTCTTATTATCTTTTTTAGGTGCTGAAACAGCATCATATTTATTTTTATTTTCTCTTGCTATTTCCAAATTTGTATTAGCTATTTCACGTTGAGTATTTAATTTTTCTTGTTCAATTTGCATTTTAGTTTGATCTATAGAAGTTTTTCTAGAGGACTCTTCTCTTTTAAAATCCATTTGCTCTCTATATTGATCTCTATTTTCCATGTCATTCATAGCATCACGGAAATCACTTTGTGCATTTTGATTTATATCTGATTGAGCTCCAAAACCAGCTGATCTTATTTCTGCAACCATAAGATTATTTTTACGTTCTTCAGAAGCTTCATTTTTCTGGAATTCACGTTCAGCAGCTCTTTCTTTAGCTTGTGCTTCAATTTGTTGTTGTTGCATTTGTTGTTGCTGTTGCTGTTGCTGCTGTTGTTCTTGTTGTTGTTTTTGTTCAGCACCTTTAAGAATAGTAGAAACCTCAGCAATTGATTCAGCTTTAATAATACCACCAAGGTCATATATACTTGCACCTGTTGTATTATTAGTAAGAGCCATTTGTTTTAGTTGATCAAGGGTTGCTCTATGATTTGTTTTGGTTGTACAAAATATATTAAAATCTCTCATTAATAATTCTGTCCCATTTATTGTAAAATTAACTTTTTCAGCTTCACTTGATACATAATTTAATCTAACACTTGGCATTCTACTATGGTAGTATTGTGATAGATCAGTTCTCATTTGTTGAACCCTAGGCATTAAATAATCTGAGTGTTGTACAAAATACATTTCAGTTTGTGAATAGGATGCTTGTACAGCTTGTTGAACACCTGTTGCAGTTTGTCTAGAAACTTCTTGACCCATTCTTTGTGGGTTAACACCAATTGCTTCAAATGCTTGTTGTTTAAAATGATTAGCTAATTGAATCCTTGACATTAATCTACCTGTTTGCTCTAGATTTAATGTTTGATAATGATTAAAATTAGTTGCATTTTCTGTATTAGTTATTGAAGTATCTAATGGTAACATACCAAAATCTTTCATTGCTACATATGCTTTTGCCATATTGTTTTTTCCCCAGTCCTCACCCATTGAGTGTCGTGGTAATGCATTCTGGTCAAACATAATTACTGTACCTAATTCATCTACAAGTATATCTGCTATTTGATTATTTACCATATTGTATCCTACTTGATATGGCTTCATAAGATCAACTAATGAAGTTGATTTTGTATTTCTATCTGAGTAAACTCTTCCTTCAATTGGTAATTTACAACCATATAAATTGTTATCACCTTTAAATTGAAATTGAACTCTTCCAGGATTTTCTTTATTTATACCTAAATATATGGGATCAAAATCATTACTTGTTTCTGCTCTCCATGATCCTGGTAAATTTCTTCCTATTTTAACACCTCCCCACACTTCATTAATCCAAATCCAATCTACGTGCTCTCCTTCTATTAAATTATCTTTAGTTTTTTGTTTAAATAGTACTGTATTGTATATAGGTTTATGTGTTACTTTAAAAGTTTCATCTACAACTAATTGTTCAACTTCACCATTAGGCATTACTCTAATCATGTGTCCAACTTTTCTTTGAGTTTTCCAATAAATTGTAGATGCTCTAAGCATTTCTTGATCACCATATGTTCCAACATCTTCTCCTTCACCTAGTATTTCATTTATAATATCACCACCTCCACCTGGATTAGTAGCTGGGTTACTCATAAATTGTCTATAACCTAACGAAGGAGATTGAGTATTCCATTTATGACTTCTTGTAGGATCATAAAATGACCCGTCATTTTGAACACCTGATTGAGTATATATTGCTGATTTAGCTGGATAGATACTTTCTAAAGATTCCATTTGATTTCTATTCATCAAGTATCCGTATGTATCTATAACATCTGAAATAGTTAACAACTCACATTTACCTGCATAATTAGAATCTGATATATATCTTGTATCTGGAGATTTTTGGTAAAAGGTTAATACTGGATTCCATAGTTCTACATCATAATCATCTTCCATCATTCTAAAATGCCAAAACTCTCTATCACAAATAAGCATATCTCTAAACCCTCTTTCTTCTAGCTCCTTCATTTTAAATCTTTCATCATCTACATTTAATTGATGAGTTGCCCACTCTTCTACTAAACTTCTATAGTCTTTTTGAAAAAAATCTTCTATCTCTGGTAATGATTTAAGAGCTTTTGGATCTAATTGTTCTTGTGCTTCTTCTGCTGATGGATCCATTCCCATCTTAATCATTTCTTGAACAACTTTATTTTTTGCATCTTCTAATAAGTTCTCTTCAATTAATGATCTTTTTTGTTCTATCATTTCATTGTATGATAAATCATCTACAGCTCTAAATTGTACTTTATTAAATCTTTTAGAAAACTCACCTGTCATAACATTTATAACATTAGGTATAATTGGATAAAATCTTAATTCTAATGCAGATTCATCTGTTTTAGTTAATACATCCATCAACTCTTTATACTCGTTGTCAGGTTCAGTTATATAATCTGTTTTATCAATTATTCCTTTTGCAAGTTTATAATTTTTTAAAAGTCTTCTTGAATTACCTCTTAAAAAATTCATACCTTGAACTTCAAGCCAATCAAGATTCCATGCAGCCCAATCACTATTTTTTTGTTTTGCAGGTAAAAACTGAACTGGTTGTGTTAAACTTGAACTTGATGAATAACTACTAGTTTTAGCTTTAGCTCCATTTTTTAATTGTAATGCATTAAATACTTTCATGGTGTATTACTTTATTATATAAATTATTTCTAAATTATCAATTGTTGATGTTTGTGTCCAATACATTATTTTATATTTTTAAATGGAGATTTTTTAAATTTATTATTACTTGAACTACGTTTACCCCTTCCAATGTTCTTGAAAGGGCTCATAGATAATTTATACAAATTTCTTGAATTATCCAAGTTATTTGATGACTTATCACTTTCTTTACGTTTTAAATACCCTCTATTTGATTGTTGAACTTTTGCAAATGCAACTAATGCCGAAAATGCAACTAATCTATCTACATTAAGCCCAGGGTAATATTGACCCATTTCTATTAACAACATTTTATCTGGTATTCTTTCTATACCTAATGTTTGACTAATTACTTCACCATTGTCATCCACCTCTTCATCTATAGCTTCACGTATCCACTCAATGGCATAAGATATAAGATGACTTTTAAATAATGTTCCTGTATTTTTCCATCCATACTCTGCAAATACACTAGCATTAGATCCTAAATCTTTTAGAAATAATACTTGTTGTTTTGGTACAAGATATTTTTGTTTTCTTTTTGCAATCATGTGTTGTATAAATAATGAAATATTATTTTCAACAATTGTCCATGCCTTATACCATTCAATGATTAATTCTAAACGCTCATGTGTTTTGTTTATATCATCAAACCTTCCTGACCATGATGCAACAATTTTATCTTTTTCTATAAATGTTTCTGGTCCATCTGGTGTGTCTCTTGTAATTTCAATAGGATTTTTATAAACAAATATACTACACAATGAATCTGAAGTAGTTGTTTTACCTTCTGACACAGGATCAATAGACGCATAGTACGTTCCAAAGCTTGGATTACTTATTGGTCTTTCCCAAACTATTAAACATCCAGTTTTATCTTCTAATTTTTTCTTTACAGGAAAACTTGATATAGGTAATTTATTTGTTCTTTTTGCAATAATACCTTTTGAATCTCTATCTAATTCAATAAACTCATATGAATAAGTTTTATCTTCAATACGTTTTTGTTGTTCTGCAATTATACCTTGTGGAAATACAGCAGCTTTTCTATAAGCAAAAGCTTCAGCAATATTAATTGGTTTTTGAGATATACGTAATTGATATTGTTCTGGAGCTAAATCCTTTTGCCACCCTGCTCTTTCATTTTTAATTGCAACAAGTGATTCCTTTATTAATGAATTTCCATAGTCATCTATAAATGGTGGCATAGACCACTGCTCTGGTATAAATAAACCTGCTATACCAATACCACCTTTATCATCCATCAGGTCTGTTTCCACAGCATATATATCATTTGCTTGTGGATTAAGTATAAACTCTTTTAGTGGATTACATTGTTGTAAATCTCCAACAGATCCAGCTGCAATAAACATACCTGTAGTCATCATACCTGATGTCATTGCAGGTCTAATATACTCATATGTTTGATCCATCTTAGGAGCAATTCCTGCTTCTTCATGAAAGAAGAATGTACAAGGTCCACCTACACCTGTTGTTGCATTTTTCTCAAATGATGCACCTTGTATCTTTGACTTAAGACCTTTGTTAGTTTTTCTATTATTTATTCTAACCTCAATCTTCTGTTCCCAAAGTAAAACTTTTTCTGGTGTACAAGGTCTATACCATGCTGTATGTTCATTAAGAAATGTTTTATATTCATCTAAAAATTTCCATGAACCTTTGTCATTAATGTAATCTTTTAATGATGCTCCTATTTTACATATAGATCCTTCTTCAAACCAAAATTGATTTAAAAGTTTAGCCATATGAAAATATGAAGATGCTATTTGACGTTTCTTAAGTATAGCAACATGTTTATTATGCTCTTCAGCAAGAATTTCATATAATGCCATATGGTATTGAGCATCTCTTACTTTAGCAAATCCATACTTTTTTTCTTCTTTATCAAAGATTGGTAGAAAGTTTAACCACATGTAATAGTCTCTAGTTAAATAGAATACATTTTTTTTACCGTGATATAAAACTCCTTCTCTACATTTTGTTTTTTGATCTTCCCAATATTTATTAAAATCTTTTGATCTAAAAGGTTTGTCACAGTAGAACCCTTGTTTATTAAATATTACTGCTTGCTCATTAAATAAAAGGGCAATATCATCAAAATCATATTGCCCTGGTTCTTTAAATAAATTTATAAGATACTTTTTCCAATCATCTTTTGTTTCAAAATCTGTGGTTGACCAAATATTATCTTTGTATGTTGGGATAGATTTATACATTATTCATTATCTACTATTGCCCAAACATCTTGTTGTCTAAGTAGAATGTGATCTTCACCCATATGAACAATTTTAACTGGTTGTACAAATTGATTAAAAAGAATTATTTCTCCTTCAAATATACCAAGTACATCATCTCCTATTCCAATTACAGTACCTCTATCATCTTTTTCTTGGTGTGATTCTGGAATATAAATTCCTGATGTACCAAAAGTTTCTTTTGCTTGGTGTTGTTTAATTAAAAGTCTATCTCCTATTGGTCTAATTTTACTCATTTTAATTTAGTTTTAATTTATAATTGATCATATGCTAAACCTTGCCCACCACGGACAGAGCTTTTTTGTTCATCTTTCATATCATTATATGCTCCTTTAAATGATTGTCTAATTTGATCAAATTTAGCAGCTGTATTTACTAATGATGTTAGGTTACCATCTCTACCATGTTCAATAGAAGTTGTTTCCATATACCTTGCTAGTCTATCTAACATTGTTTTAATACCTTTGTATGCTCTAAATGTTGGTGTTTGATACATTTCCTTACACATATCTATAGCCTTTCTAATTTCACCATCTTCTGGTGAATCCTCTAAATTTACCTCTTCAATAATTAATTCTTCTTTTTCATGTTCAGGCACATTAAAGAAAGGATTCATATCTGGATCAGGACAAGTCATATAGAATATATATAAATAAACTGATAAGTGTGTGTCAGGATATTTATCCATTATTACCTTTAAAGATTTTAAAGAATAACAATGTTCTGATGGTATTACTTTACCATTTTGTACGTCAAAAAGTTTTACTAGCATTGTGGATTGTCTTTTAACCACATTACTAGACTAGTAATTTCATCTTTTAAATATGGCAAATTATAAATTTTAATTTCTTTTATTACAGGTTCATTTTGATTATTATATTTAGTTATTGGATAACCAAATTCATTTTCTCCTTCTTTTTCAAATGAAACATGTTGTATTTGTAGTTTTCCTATTTTAAGTTTAGGGTTATGTTTTTTAATAATATACGCATATAAACTCATTTGTAAATTATAATGATTTAAATTACATTCATCAAGATGACTTATTGGATTAAACATTTTACTTGTTATACCTTCCCAATTAGTAAAACCTTTTTCTTTTATTTCTTTATTAGTTTTGTAATCAAGTATATTTATAAACCCGTCAACTATACTAACTAAATCTGCTTGACCACATAAACCTAATGATTTTAAATAAACAAAAAGTTCTGGATATGCACCATTAGATAATTTTTGTTCAGGTGCAACTTTTATACCGTTAGTATTTATAATAGGTCTTATAATAGGAACTTCTACACCATCTCTTTCAATTGTTTTAAATTCTAATATATTTTCTTCTCTTTGATTATGATACCAATTACCTAAATCAATTGCTCTTTCTGTTTCATTATCCCAAGCTTTTTTAATTGCATCAGGTGTCATACCAT